CAGAGGAATAAACTTGAGATGCAGCATGTAATGGAGTGATTGTTGTGTCTACGTTTACATCTGATCCAACTGCAGTTTTAATATACTCGACTTTCTTTTCTGCTGAGATTGGACGACGAGCAGACTGCGTTGTAAAGACATTAACGCTGGTGTGCTCACCAGACTTCATCTGATTTACATTTTCGTCATGTCCTTTGGTGAATGGTGAGAATCCACCAACCAACATTGCATGAGATTTTACTTCTTTCTCACTCATAATATTATTTGTCCTCTTTTTCTAGAGATTCATTCATAATGATTTGTTCATAAATGTTTTTTCTGAAATCTTTAAATCGCACACCCTCAGCCATAGCAGGACGATTTCTATTTAATCTATTTCTCATCAGAGCCAATTTTCTTTTTAGTTTGTCTCTGGAAGAATAAAGAGCAAATTTTCCTCTATACTGTCCCAATGTTCCAATGTCGTCTGTTTCAGATTCTACAGGTGAACTACCACCGCCTAATACACTACCAACGACACCAGTTGCAGCGGCGGCTAGGACAGGTGCTGCAGCAGAAACTGTTGATACTGCGCCCTTACCAACATCACGCAATGCATGCCAAGTATTTCCTAATGCCTCTGGTCCACGCGCTGCAGCTCTTGTATAGAGATGCTTTGCGAGTTTTTCTTGCTCATCTGCATTGAAAACGACATCTCTGTAACTATCACCATAGAGATCTTTTGCAGTATCAATCAATGTGCTTCTTTCAAACTGATAACGACCAACGCCTGTGCTGCCTGGATCACCTTTGAAACCCTGACGGCGCAATTCTTCTTGACGACCTGGAAGATTCAATCCATAAGCGCGAGACTTATTTCTCATTTCAGATTCTTGCCAGTCGTTCAACTCACCAATCGTCATTTGAGAAATTGGTTTAGGTGCAACAATACCTGCTAGATTTCTTTTTGATCCATCTTTTTCAAGTCTGTCATATGCAATGGTATCATAATCGTAACTTTCTTTGCCAGCGACTTTGTCCTTGACATCTTCCCATTTTGGTGGTGTATATGTTGTTGTCATAGTTTTCTCTTATTGTTGAACTTCAACTTCTTGCTCTGGTTGAGCAGCTTGTTGTTTCTGGAATCTTCCGCGATTGAAATTAAGTCTGCTGAAGTTTGGGCGGTCAATAAACTTGACTGGAACGTCATTTCCCGTTTCTGGATTTGACATTACAACAACATGACCTTCCTGTGAATTTACATTCTCTCCAGTGTCAGGATCGCTAATAGATCCTTGCATTAGATTAGAATTATTTAAAGCATTTGCATCAAGTGATGGGAGCAATGCATTCTTTGCATCTGTAAGAGCTTGATGAATTCTTAAAGTTTGTCTCCACTTTACAGAGTTCATGTTGAGATCATTTAAAATCTCATCGCGCTTTTGAGTGATGGCTGGTGCCTTCTTTGCGTTCTTTGGATTTTCAATTTGTCTATTGAATTTTTGAGTAATATGATCGACAAGACCTTCGTATGTGGAAGGTGCACCAGTCTTAACTGTATCATTCACATAAGTTGATAGATGTTCAGCATGAGGAATAGCATGATTGAAATCATGTTTCTCAGACATAATCTTAACTTGCTTCACTGCTCGGTCATAAGAAGCCTGAGCATCTGATCCATAGTTTTCTGGATTTGGTGCTGTTGAGCGTGGATCAATAACATGTACGTCTGGGTGTTTACCAAATGATCTCAAAGGAACATTGAACTGTCTCTTTGGGAATGAAAGCATCATCTGTCCAGTCTTAGAATGTGGCTTCCAAGTAGCACTTGGATATGCAGTATGAACCACGATTCCGAATTTAGATTGAGCAATCTTTTGCCCAAGTTTAGAATCAGCTGGAGCAGAATAATTAATAAGTTGTGGATTTAGAGAATAGCGATATCCATTCTCATCATCACCTTCCTGCTTGACCATATCAGGAGTGTGCATGAAATCTCCCTGATAGATTCCCTTCATTGGAGTAACCTTTGGGAGATGCTCTAGAGCAGCGAGCATTTTAGATGCGAGTTCTGGGCGGTCACCAAAGTGTGTCTGCACATCCTCTGGAGAAGTGATTAACTTCTGAGTTGTTTTATTAAATGCAGATTTTGTGGCAACGAAGAATTGACCTGGAGCATATCCGCTATTCTTGGCATTCTTATTTGGTAGGCGACCGAAAACCATCGCTGGAGCACCGTCGTGTTTGACGGAGACTTTAGCAGCTGATGGTTCGCCTTTTAGATACTTGTGAATGTTATCTAAGAAATTTAGAGATAGATCTACACCTTCTTTTCCGTGTTTAATCGGAAGATCTTCAACGTGTTCAAGGTGTCCGCCATTAATGTCTTCGGTTTCGAATTTTGCGGCTTCAGTGAGATATTGGCTAAATCGTAGCATATTAATCCACTCTATGGGAGTTTATATGCTTCTATTTAGTTATTTTTACCAGTTAGTATTCCGCTGATAATATCGTCGACGGTTTCTTGAATCGTATATTGCGGTCTGTAACCCAGAGACTCAAGTTTGGTATTATCCATGAAGAAAGAACGAGAGGATTGGACTTTCTTGTGAAACTCTTTCTGTTCAATCGTGCGGAGTTCAGAAGCCGAATCCATCGCGTCTCGAGCGTATCGAACAATGTCTCGAAAGATTATTGGCTTACCATTTCCGATGTTGTAGATTGAGTTAATTTCTCCGCGCTGGACAACCAGATCGATTGCTCGAGCGCAATCCCTAACATCAATATAATCACGATAAAAATACCCACTATCGTAGAGATCCACTGGTCTGTTTGCCGCGATTTCACCCAATAGGTATTGGAGAGCGTTCTTTTTCGCAGATACCTTTTTATCTTGTTTACCCAATACATTTGCGAGCCTTAAAATTCGATATTGAAGTCCAAACGTCTCGCAGTAGGACATCAATAACTGCTCGGCGCATCTCTTCGTGATTGAATAAAAACCTTTTGGCTCACATGGATCGGTTTCGGGAATTCCTCGCGGTCCATTGCCAATTTGTGATGGATGACCACCACTAAATCCAGAGTCTTGTCCATAGACAAACCAGGAACTCATGAAGTTGAACACTCCTTGTTCACCAGTTCGTTTTATATAGTCTCGATAGTTATCGAGGACTTTCATCAAGACAACGAGATTAGTATTAATATCCAAGAGAGAATCGACGTGTACATTATAGTTGTCAACGGTACTAATAAAGTAAACGCAATTTGCACTCCGTACTTCGTAATTATCTCGGTAGTTTTTGATGTAGCCTTCTTTAGTGAAGTTGCAGTATTCACTTCCAACAAAGCCGTATCCCCCAAAAACGTTTACGATTGCCATTTTGACATTACGCTTTCGTAATAGGCAAATACATCTTCGCCATAGTGTGGAGGGCAACCAACAAAGAACACGTTACTCAATGCCTTGTTCGCATTTGGATACTTCGAAGCATCATCAAGATGCTTGTAGCCAGGATGCAACAGAATATTTCCAGCAAAGTAGTTGCGAGTCTGAATTCGATTTGCTTCACAGAATGCCTGAAGTTTTTCTTTAAGTTCAGGTGTATCAGTGATCAAAGGAACACCGAACCAAGAAGGATCAGCAAGCAATAGATTTTCAGCAACACGAACACCAGGAACATATTTCTCAAACAGATGCTTGATGCGTGCAAAGTTTACACGACGCTTTACGTCAATCTCGTCAATCTTCTTCAACTGCTCAATACCGATAGCACCCTGAAGATCAAGTGGCTTGAGATTGTATCCCATATTTGAGAAGAGATACTTGTGATCAATTATTCCATTATATCCTTCAAGCCATTTATCAAAGCGATTACCACATGTTCCACAAGCCAATAGATTAGCAGCACCAACGCAACGGCAATCACGACCCCACCAGCTAATGCTGCGAGCAGTGTTGATGAGTTGTTCGTCGTCTGAGCAAACCATCCCGCCTTCGCCTGTCGAAATGTGGTGAGCAGGATAGAAAGATGTTGTCCACGCATAGTAATAATCCGTAAGAAGTTTACCATCCCATTTTGTGCCGAGTGAATCGCAGTTATCACCAATTAAAAGAAGATCATGTTTATCACAGATTTCTTTAATGCGATCCATATCAGGAGGATTGCCGAGCACTGGTGAAACGAAAATAGCGGCTGTACGTTCTGTAATCTTTTCTTCAAGTTTATCAAGATCGAAATTAAGAGTTGTCATCTCAATATCGACAAACACTGGCGTTAGATTATTCTGAACAAGTGGTGCAATAGTCGTCGGGAATCCAACTGGTGATACAAGAACCTCAACACCATCTTCCAAGTTCAGATGCTTCTTGAGTGCTGCAACCATTGTCAAATTGGCAGAGGAACCAGAGTTGACCATGTGAGCATGCTTCACATTGAATTTGCGACAGAATGCCCATTGGAACTTCGCAACATTCTCGCCAGAGACGAGCCACTTACCTGTTAGAAATGCAGTGACACCAGCAATGACTTCTTTCTCATCCCAATATGGACCAGAATAGAATACGGTATCTTTCTCAGGATTGAACTCTTTGCAATTGTATGCATACTTTGGTGTACCAACAGCGGCAACCAAATCTTCAATCATTTGCTTCACATCACTCATACTTTCATCCTCAAGATTTGTCCAAGATATTTACCATAATCAGATTTACTATATTTCTCAGCAGCACTACGAACATCATGCTCTGTAATCCACGCATTCTTGTATGCGATTTCTTCAGGGCATGCAATCATCATACCTGTTCTCTTTTGCACTGAACCAACAAATACAGATGCCTCTGAGAGAGACTCAAATGTACCTGTGTCAATCCAAGCAATACCACGATTCAAATACTCAATCTTGCAATCATTGTTTTGCATATAAAGATTGTTGATGTCAGTGATCTCCAATTCTCCTCTTGCAGAAGGTGAGATCCTCCAGGCATATTCTACTACATTATTGTCATAAAAGTAAAGCCCAGTGACAGCATAATTACTTGGAGCAAATTTAGGTTTTTCGACAATTCGAATTGGGTTTCCATCATTATCTAATTCTACCACTCCAAACCGTTCAGGGTCCGCGACATGGTAGGCGAAAACTGTGCAACCAACATGATTGTTTTTTGCAGCATTGAAACGATTGATCAATTCATTACCGTAGAAAATATTGTCACCAAGAATTAGAGTGACTTCATCATCATCAATCCATTTTGCTGCAATGCGGAAACATTCAGCAATTCCTCTTGGTTGTAACTGAGTTTCATAAACAATATTCAATCCCCACTGAGATCCATCACCAATAAGTTTCTCAAATGGTGCGCGATCAGCTGGCGATGTGATAATCATAATATCACGAATGCCAGCAAGCATCAATGTAGAAATTGGATAATAGACCAATGGCTTGTCATAAACAGGCAATAACTGTTTTGAAATAACCTTTGTGCATGGATAGAGGCGTGTACCTAATCCACCTGATAAAATAATCCCTTTACGCATTATACCACTCCAAAGTTTTCTCAAGTCCTTGGACGATCTTGGTCTTTGCGGACCAACCAAGTTCCTTAAAGATTTTATTCGAATTCATAGAATATCTAAAATCATGACCCTTACGATCATTTACAAAATTAATCCAGTTTTGATACATGTGAACTGGTTTACCCATTAAGTCAAGAATCAATGTTACCATTTCTAAGTTAGTGATCTCATGACCGCCGCCAATGTTGTAACGTTCACCAGATTTAAAATTCTGACCAATTGCGAGTAGTGCCTCACAATGATCTTCAACAAACAACCAATCACGAATGTTTGTTCCAGTACCGTAGACTGGAATTGGTGTATTGTTTTTAATATTGCGAATGATCGTTGGAATAAACTTCTCAGCATGCTGCCGAGGACCATAGTTGTTTGAGCAATTGGTAACAACTGCATCAATCTTATGTGTGTTTACATAAGCACGAACGAGATGATCGCTGGCTGCTTTGGTTGCAGAATACGGATTGCGTGGATCGTACGGAGTTGTTTCAGTGAACGAAGGATCTTCTGGATTTAAACTTCCATAGACTTCATCAGTTGAAACGTGAACAAGTTTACCACCATACTTGCGAATACACTTTAGAATGTTATGAGTGCCATTAACATTAGTGCTGAGGAAATCATCGTCCCCAGTAATAGAATTGTCAACATGAGACTCAGCAGCAAAATGAAACGTAATGTCTGGTTCATAGTCATGATACATGTGGTCTAAGAATTCAAGATTCCGAATGTCGACTTTTTTGATATTAAGTCGCCAGTCATCATAGAAACCATTTAGATTGCTGCCGTTTGCAGCGTATGAGAAGTTGTCGAGAATGACAACCTCATCGGAAGGATATTTTTTAAGGTGAGAGATTACAAAATTAGAACCAATAAATCCCAAACCACCAGTCACAAATGTAGTCATAAAACCTCAATTACAATTCAACTTCCTCATAAATTGCAGGATTTGATTTACCATAATTTCTCATGATGACACCAGCCTTGCTGTTTGCTTCGTTTTCAAACTCGCTGCCCGTCTCACCTGCATAATTATGTAGCACACCATCTTCGTTCTGTTTGTGGTGTACTAGTTCATGCCCTAATGTGCGAAGGACATCTGCTAAATGACGCCCTGCAATATTTAAGTGAATCACTCTTTCGCTTGGAGAGTAACCACCGAAACTCGTATTCTCTCTCGCTGCACCGCGATCGTCAATAATTACAAGTTTTGGGAGTTCAGCAATACCTAAATTATCCTTACAGTAGCCCATGAAATCATTAATGCTACTTTGAGTTTCTTGTTCCTTCAGGTATTCTCTGAACTTTTTCATTTAGTTTATAAACCTTTTTTAAGAATCGTTTCCAGACTCTTGGATCTTGATTTCGGAAATTCCGTCGATACATAAAGATGGCTTCAGATTCCTGCCAACCAATTTTATGTGCCGCTCGAAGTTTATTTATATCAATTCTCTCAGCCTGAGTTTCGTAGGCATGAGCATCGATCTCGTCTGGATTCCCATAATACATTGCCTTCATCTTATTCTGTTTCGGTTTAGGCTTGTATTCTTTTTGTAAAAGAAAGGGTCTTTGTTTCTGTTGATGCTTATGGCGATACTCGTGGTGAATCGCACGAATGATCTTCAAAGCCAAATTTTTAGCACCAGCCTTTGTAAGACTCGCCTTACGTTGTTTTTTAGGGAAATGTAGTGCGATGTAGATATGTTCGGGGATAAAATCAGAAATACGATTGCAGTAATGCGCATTTACAATCACATTATGATCCTTGAAATATTCACCCTCAAATCGTTCTGATGAGAAACAAACAATGTTACGTTTGAAGGCTGCGTTTAAAGATCGAATAATAGAAGGGACGTGTTTTTTGCCCACCCAATTTTCAGCGAGAGCATTAACCTTCTTCTCTATCTTTTCAAGTTTCATTACACTTTCAGATTCTTGAATTTATCTGTACTCTTACCGCGATCAAAGACTGGCTTTGATTCGGCTTCTTGCATCACAGCGTCTTGTGCCTTCTGTTCAAGATCATAGAGTTTCATCTTGGCTCTATCGACTCCGATCGTAAATCGTTTATGGAGGTTGGGATCGTTATAACGATTCTTGAGTTGCTTGACGAGTAACTGATTAAGTTGCTGCAACTCTTCAGTGCTAACAAGAGCAAACATAAAGTCAGCAGTCGCAGGTAGACCGAACGATTCAGAAGTATCTTCCAGTCCAGGGTCAGAGTTGCTAAAGCCAGATCGAGTTGTCTGAGTAGCCGACACAATCGGTACGTTATTCTCCACTGCCAAGCCGCGAAGTTCTTCTGCAATCGCTTTGATATAGGTATACGAATTGACATTGGCACCTGGTTTGATTCTGGCAGACGCACAAATATTTAGATAGTCGATGAAGATAATATCTGGTCGGAAATTCTTCTTGAGCGATAGATCGTTGATCAATGCGCGGAAGTGAGCAGGGTTGGCAGAGGCAGTTGGATATTCCTTAATGATCAACTTGCCTTTGATACGTTCTTTAATCTTACCCATGCGTTTCTCATACATGTCCTTTGGCATGTTCATGAGATCTTCCAGCGTTACATTGAGAAGATTCGCATCAATACGTTCAGCAATCTTCTCTTCACTCATTTCTAGAGTAATGTAGAGAACGTTATAGTTTTGAGCCAAGCAACCAGCAGCCACATGGCACATAAAAAGAGACTTGCCGACGCCAGTACCTGCAAGAGCAATGTTAAGGGTCTTTTGCGGAAGTCCACCTTTAGTGATCTTGTTGAAATACTCAAGATCGAAGGGGATTCTTTTCTCGATACGATGATAGAAATCGTAGCGATCAGTGTAACCATCCAAAAAGTCGTGACCAATATGAGGATCGAAACTAACCCCCAGAGCATCAGACAAAAGAGTAGGAATGCTTCCTTTACCACGGTTCGGGTCTTTACCGTCAAGAATCTGAATGGAATCCATGATAGCATTGTAGACAGCCTTTTCTTGGCAGAACTTTTCAGTTGTGTCAAGAAGCCATTCGAGTTTCTGTTCTGATTTGTCATTTGAAACTTCCTGCAGGAGTTCTAATGACTTATTTAACTCACCCTCTGTGAGTTTGGTAGATTCTTTAAGACTGATTTCCAGTGCTGCTGTCGGCGGCAGACTGTTGTACTTCAGAATGAACTTTTTTATTTCTTCGAACAGTTTTCTTTCGTGGCTTTCGCTCAGGTACTCGCTCTTCAGAAACGGTAGAGACTTCCTCATGAATGGCTCGTTCCGAATCAGATTGGAGAGAATCAGCGTTTCTGTTTTCATTTTGTTCCCTAGCGTATTCGACTGAGTTATGTACTATATTACGAAAAATGTCAGAAGTAAAGTTTTTAAATCTTCTTGATTCAGTGTTACAAAGATTTGGATTTGTAATCACATTGAAATCATATGACATCGTATGTTCACTTGACATATGAATATTGGAATACTCTGCAATGACACCAGGAAACTTTTTGAGAATCCTGATAGTCATTGCATCGGTATTACTCATGTCTAACATGAATTCATAGTGCACATTTACTTTAATGGTTTTCTTTGAATACCAAAATCGCACATTTGCAATCAAATCATCAAGCATCTTCTTCTCCAGCATCTGACATCAGAGTAGAAACTGCTGAACTGAATTGATAGTTTTCGCGAATCCATTCTTTAAATGTGGCGTCACCAAGAATGCTATCCCAAAATTCAGGACACTCAGTGTCAGCAATGCGCCACTTCTTGGCTTCAACTTCACCAGTAGCAGTGTTCACCTTTGCATACCAACCAACGTTTGGCTTGGTCACATGACCTGACTCAAGTGCCATATCCAAAAGACCGCTGTACTTGCTAATACCACCATCGAAACGAACAGTGACAGGGATACGGGCTTTTTCACGAACATAACGAGATTTCTCCACGTTGATGATGAAGTTGTATCCAATCAATTCAGTGCCATCTTTTTCTTGCTGGCGACCGAGGATGTAGATATTATCTGCAGAATAGTAAGAGCCTGTACCACCACCGACGATGTCCTTTGGATACAAACCAATTTCCTTATAGGTGTGGTTTACAACCACCATTGGAATATCCTTTAGAGTGAGGTGTGGTGTCACCATGCGGAACAGAGATTTGATTTGCTTGGCGCGAGTCATGTCACCGACGGACTTTTGCTCAAGTGCATCTTCAACTTCTTTCTTTGATGCAAGGTTGCCAATCGAATCAACAACAACCATCACACGATCACCACGTTCGATGTTTTGCAATTGATTCATGATATCAAACTTCAACTGCTCAACATCAGTCACAGGCGTGTGAACAACACGATCTGTATCAATGCCGAAAGAAGTGAAATAGTTTTGTGGTGTACCAAACTCAGAATCATAGAACAGAACGACTGATTCAGGATACTTGTCTTGGTATGCCTTTGCCATCAAGAGACTGAATGCAGTCTTGAAGTGCTTTGACGGACCAGCCCACATGGTAAGTCCAGGAGTGAAACCGCCATCAAGATCACCAGAGAACGCAACGTTGACAACAGGAATGCTGGTCTGAACCATATCCTTTGCTGCAAAGAACTTGGACTTTGCGAGGATCGCAGTATCAGCAATTGTAGAATTTTTCTTTAACTTATCAAGTAGACTCATTTGTATTTCTCCATATGAAGATTTGTATATTATATCGTGGTTTAAGCAAAAAAGCAATCCAGAGATTCGACTTTCTCAGAGTGCCAATTAATCGAAGAAAGAATAATATCAAGAGGTTCTAAGAATGACTTTGCAAATTGTACATCATAATCAATAAATTGTTGGGCATCAAATTGCTTTGGTAACTCAGAGAGGAATGCAAGAGTGTTATTGTTGAACGTATTTGGTTGTTTCAAATAGATGAACTTAATCTTTTCGCCCTCTTGAATCAATTGATAGCGTTTGGTCAATTTCATCTCTCGCAAATAATGATTGAACACCAATGCGCCTTTCACGTGAATCGGCGTGCCCTTTTTGAAGATACTAGCAGGATCAGCATACTCAGTCAGCCCATTCACGCTTCTTGGAAACGCAATCGCATCAATTGGAAGCGTTTTGAATTCTGTTCTGAATTCTTCAATGAACTTGTGAAGATCATCCTGAGTTTTGTTCATGATGATACTGATGGCTTCTTTAATCTTAACGCGACACGCACCTGGAGTTGAAGACTTGACAGCCTCGAGACCCATGATCTTCAGTTTAGGTTTGGCATATACAACACCTTCACTATCATGCACATTGAGAATATATCGCTTCTTCGCAGTCCAGATTGCCTTGTCAGCCAATGACTCGCGCTTCATTTCCATACGCTGTTGGAATGCATTAACATGGTCAGCGAGTTCTTGATACGATTTATCAATGAATGGCTGAAACTTTTGCTCACAAACCTTATCCATGAACTTGATCACTTTTTTAGTGTCACTCACATCTGGATAAAGTTTCTGTACAAGCGGACCCATGTTCAGATAAATCGAATCTGTGTCAGAGGCAATTACATAATCAACATCTTCTGTCTTGAGAAGTTCATTCATGTATTCGTTGATTCGCTTTTCAATCCAACGAATAGACAACTGACCTGCTGTCGTGATGCCTTCGGCGATACGAATATCAAAGAAGCGGAAGTATTGATTGCCCAGTGCACCGTAAGCAGAGTTCAGAGTAACTTTCTTTGCTAACTGGAGATTATTATATCGAGCAACTTGCTTCTCAAGATACTCAACTTGATTTTTATCTTCAAGAACAGTTTCGATTTTCTTTTTGGCTTCTAGTGCCAACTTCTTATAGCGTGTGCGATCTTTGTACATGCTATCCATAATCTCAGGAAGCACACCTTGTTTCTTCACGTTGAAGAACTGGCAGT